ATTGAGTGGGAATGATTAATAGCTAACTCATAGCAAATCATTTCTATTCAGACACTAACTCAACCCTCTGTTTTTACAGAGGGTTTTTGTTTTTATGTATTCATTTCTATTCACTCTACACCATATTTTTCGGCGGTACAGGTGACGGTATTACCTTAAAGGTATACTCTCATACCGTCATGAAAATGGTTTCTATACGGGTGAATTGTGCTTACCGATACAAAATTAAAAAACCTCAAGCCGCAGGACAAACTGTACAAGGTCTCCGATCGTGACGGGCTGTATGTAGCTGTGCTTACGTCAGGCACGGTCTCGTTTCGCTACGACTACCGTATCAACGGTCGCCGCGAAACGCTGGTAATCGGGCAGTATGGGCGTGACGGTATCAGCCTGGCAGAAGCGCGAGAAGAACTGATTGCTGCAAAGAAGCTGCTTAAAGCAGGCCAGTCACCGGCTGCGGCTAAACGTGACGGTATCAAAAAGATTCGTGGTGCCGAGACGTTTGCGGTACATACCGACAGTTATATGAAACACGTCATCCTGGCTGACAGTACCCGCGCAATGAAACAGGCGGTGATCGACCGTGACATACTTCCGGTTCTTGGCAATAAAATGATGGCTGAAATTACCACATCGATGGTTCGTGATTTGTGTGACCGGATTGTCGAACGCGGTGGCCGGGCAACAGCAGTGCAGGCCAGGGAGATCATCAGTAGCGTATACCGTCACGCCAATGACCGTGGTCATGGTTTGTTTAATCCTGCGGCTGACATTAAACCTTCGTCTATCGCCATATTTAAACCAAGAGAGCGAACACTGACACCAGAAGAAATTGGCCTGTTCTTCCGCACGCTGGATGCCATTGGTGCTATGGGCACTATGAAAATGGCTTTAAAGCTGGTGCTTATCACTATGGTTCGTAAAGGCGAATTCACCAACGCAACGTGGGATGAAATAGATTTTAAAAAATGGACATGGACCATTCCTTCAGACCGCATGAAGGGAAGCCGGGCGCACGTTATTTACCTGCCTAAACAGGCTCAGGATATATTGGTCGGATTGCAGATGTGCGCTGGTGGAAGTGAATATCTGGTTCCTGGTCGTTACAATTTCCGGAAGCCATTATCTAATGCCGCGCTGAACTCTCTGATCGACAGAACGGTGAAAATAATAAATGAAGATGGTGAGCATATTCAGGGCTTCACCGTACACGATATGCGCCGTACAGCCAGTACATTGTTGCATGAGGCTGGTTATCCTTCAGACTGGATTGAAAAGGCTCTGGCACATGAGCAGAAAGGTGTGCGCGCCGTATATAACAAAGCGGAATACGCCAGACAGCGCGCCTACATGTTGCAGCAGTGGGCCGATATGATTGATTCCTGGATTGACGGGGAGCATACGGATCTGATTCCGTTCTCCCCGTCGAAGTTTGAGAAGTGGATGGCGGGGGAATAACGTTTAATTATTCTGCTGATTTTCTTCCATCTCGGCTTCTGCTGCCAGTGATTCAATTTTATCTGTGAATATTGCTGACAGTGTTGCAAATTCAGCATCAGTGACAGCGGGAATTGGAACAAACCTGATCCCGCTGTGTGCAAGCATGTTTGCAGTTTCAAGGCATTTCCTTAAATCTGCTGGTGATGCCCTGTTCATGCTGCACGCTCCCGCCCCTGGTTGTCTGTTGGTGACAGCGGAGCATTGCTGAATGCATTTGTTAATCCGGCAATATACAACGCGTATCCAGGGTGTAGTTGCACTGCTGGGTCTTCGCACTGATTACCCCAAACATCGAAGCCATGAGACGTTTGGCGGGCGAACAGTTCAATGCGAGAAACATCGCCTAACAATTGCACAAGTTTTTCACGAACGACATCTGGTTTTCTTGAATGCTCAAGCCGCGGTGCGGTAAATGACTGAACGATACCTGCATTAATGCGCGGAGGTAGTTTTCCCTTTACCGCAAACAGGCAATCTTCACTGTTGGCGCGAGTCATGTGTCCCATCCCCATAACCAGTTTATCTGGTTGTCGACTACCACATTTTATCCACGTGAAGCCCTTCATGGTCATCAGACGAAATCCCCAGGCTTCAACAACTTTTAGTGCTTCGAGTGGTTGTGTTGGCACCCACCACATGGCCAACAGACAGTTTTCATCGGCCAAATCCCACACAGGAAGGCGGCAGATATCCAGCACACTCATAACCGGATATTTAAAACCGGCACCGCGATTACCATCTGCGGCTTTGTCCCGGTATACCCAGGGTGGATCTGCATAGATTAGCGTGTATTTTTTCATTGTTCTGCTCCCAGACTTCCTTTGGTAAAGGCTTGTATCAGCCTGTTTGCTGCCGCTTTCTGTGCTGCTACATTGGCAATAACTGATAGTTTTTCCTGGCTTGCTTTCGTGCAGATCCCAACCCAATTATCCATTAGGAAAAAATTCTCTCTTTCTGCGAAGTCAGTATTTGCACATAATGTTTCAATCATTGAAATTATTTCTTTTATTGAGTGATTAACCATCATTTGCTGAACAGCATAGCCAAAAGCGTTAATCATCACTGCATGAAACTGGATATATTCTCTTTTGTATTCTGATTGCTTTGTACCATGGCGAATTGCTTCTAGTTGTGTAAGACATAACCATGATTCCCATACTGACTCGATGTTACCAATTTCTAGTTTTTTCCCATTATGAATACAAAATTTTGATGTTGAATCACTTAATGCTTTGAAACTCACCCACATGTTTGACTTTGACGGAACAACGTTGTGCTCGAAGTCAGTGACTTCTGCAAAAGTGTCATGTTGCGACAGGAAAGACACCATTTCTTGGGCAACATCGTTTCGTCCGTCATACGCCATATTAATTGCTGCAGATGGTTTTGAAACATTATTATTAATGTCAGAAAAGAACTGCTGACGCGCCTTCAAAGGAAGGTTATGCGTAAGCATAAGAGGAATCATAATTGTTTCGCCATAATTACGGCAGAACTCAGCTAATCCTGCAGCACGATGCTGTCCATCAAATAATTTTATTTCTGCATCCATAGGAAATCTAGCTAAACCGACATTAGTATTTCCAATCTCATGGAACTCTATTTCTGAGTTACAATTTCCGACCAATGGTGGAACAATAAATGGTTCCTTTTTCTCGTAAGCGTTGACTAAATATTGATAAAACTTTTTTACCCTGGTTGGATTAATTTCACGTTGAGAACGTTCAAGGGTACTTCCCGTATTGTCGGTTGCCAATACTCTCGATAGTGCTCTTGCTGGTACTGTCATCATAAGTATTACAGTGCTTCCCTGCGTTCCTCGTGATGCGGGAAATTCAAAGAAATAATCGCCTACCTTGCTCATGATATTACCTTTTACATTATTGTTTTGATTATTCATAAACCACCCCGCAACATCCTATGCCGCTATAGTCGCCACGGCGAAGGCCGTTACCTTTTGTGATACATTGGTCCCTGCGAACCGCGATCCTTGCACGTTCAACATCACCAGAAGCAACATCCATACACTGAAGCCAAAGGTGAGCGGCAATGCGGAATTGCCCTTTTTTCTCTCTTTCAATCGCGCGTTTTTCGATCTCTATCGCCGCAGGAGTAACGGCGACAATCTTTGACGGACTGCGCATTGAAACCTTATTCATGTGATATTTTTCAAGTCGGCTTAACTTTCTCACTTAATCCAACCCTCTCTGAAAATTAATGCCAGCAGATAAAGCCATGCTGAAACAGAGGCCAGGAATAAGTACCATCCTGACCATTTGCTCCAGTGCCTTAGCAGCACACTCATGCAGCGTTGCTCACAGGACGATATACACGTTGCTGAACAGGAGGCTTTTTACCCTGGAACTCTGCCGGGCTTGCTGCCTGACGTTCATCAAGCCAACGCTCAACTTCGTCACGGTTCCATGCGCAGCGTTTGTCAGTGATATACCAGCGTTTAGGAAATTCACCTGCGCGCTCCATACGGTCGATAGTGCTCCATGACAGTGGCACCACCGCCAGGAGTTCCTTCTTACCTAATGCACCTTTCATAAATACCTCTCTTGGTTGCAGTGCGGCGCGCGTGGCGCCGCGGTGGTGGTTACATAGATGTTTCGTTTAATTCTTCCCGACGAACGCTGTAAACGTCGGTGGCTTTTGCCAGCAGTTCGTCATCATCTGAAAGTTTTTGTGCAATGTATTTGTAAGCCTTATCCAGTTCGGAGACAGTGCTGTAATTCATCGCTGCGCTGGTAAAGGCCATCAGCATTTCTTCTGGATCACGGCTATCCGCTTTACGCGTTTGCTCATCAGGCTTTTTCACTGTTTTAGCGTTGATCAGACTGTTCATGCTGGATGCTGTGCCGTGCTTTGCCTGACTTCTTGGAGTTACGTCACGTTCAATAATGTCAGGTGAGTCGATATATTTACCTTCCATTTCCTCAGCTGTGGCTTGTTGACCAATCTCCGGCCATGCTTTACGTAATGCCTGTGCCTCTGCGCATTTTGCCAACTGCGCATAAGGGCGCTTTTTCCACATGGCATTTGGTGCCGATGTGTCACGCCCCCCAGTTGCATAGTTCTCAATCCAGTATTCTTTGGCGCTAAACTCTACGATTTCCCCGCTTGCCATTCGCTTGCTGACGGTGTACTTACACCACTGAGGGAAGGTAACCTCCACGCCTGAAAGCGTTTGTGTTACATCTGGACCGAACTCAGGTTCATTAGCGCCTGCGTAATCGCCGGAACGGTAGGCCTGAATGCGATAAAGTCCAATGCCAGGCATGACCACGTCGCGCCATTCATTCTTTCCACTCTTCGAGTCTTTAACACTCATTGGTACCAGGTGTACCGGCTTAAGAAGAGGATCGAGTTGACGCGCCCGGCAGTAATCGACTGCCATCATTACCGATTCATCTTTTGCCCCAGGGTAAATACTGTTTTTCAGAGCGCTCCATGTAACTTCATCGATTCCCCGAATAGCCAACACATCATTGGTGATTGCAATTTCGTTGCTCATACGTACATATCCTGTTTGCGTGCCCACTCAGGGCGTTTAATAATTTCCACGCCGCCCCATTCATCGCTGATGCGGCATTCGTGATAGGTATTCAGATCCCGGCGGAACAGAGCGTGCCCGGCATCGACATCCGGCGCATCCAGCCCGAACACGCGTACCGGATACCGACCACAATCAATGCTTTCGCTCACGGCAAGAAAGAAAAAACCATGCGGCTGACCAGTAATCCTCATTGCGCCTTCGCGGTACATTGCGTCCTGCACGTGGTAGCGGAATTCCTCGATGTGACGTGCAAAACGGTCCATATCTGCAACCTTTTTCACGTCGACGATCACGTTGTGCTCGTTCAGCCATTTGTCTGGACGAATTCGGCACAACTCACCCGTCTCTTCATCGTTCCAGTACATTGATGCTTCGCAGTAACCAGGTGCTTCCAGCATCCAGCGTGCCGCCGGGTGAGCCATTGCGCTATCACGCATCAGCTCCAGTTTCCGCCACTGCTCGGCATCAAGTACCGTAATCCCCATATCCGCTACATCACGAAGAAATGCTTCTTCGTCAGCTTTACCTTGTTTCGTCCGACGATCGAACTTCGGTGAAACAATGAAGCGTTTGTCGAATTCTCCAGGCTCCAGAAGCAGACAGTGCAATGCGGTTCCCATATCCAGTGCAGACTTTTTCTCTTCGTCTTCTGGTGCTGCCTGAACCCATTTAAGAAGCGCCGGATTCTTGGCAACCATGTCCAGTTGCGACTTACTCACGCCGTCACCGGCGTGGTAGTCTTCGTTGCTGATGTCGAAATAAATTCCCGGTTTCATGCCGCTTCCCTCTGCCCATCAAGCTGATCCGCCAGATCCCAGCGCGCTATAATTGCCATTGCCTCGCGCCGGTAGGAATCCATCAGTTCTTCGAACTCAGGGCTGTCTTTAGCAGCCTCCAGCACTTCCTGACGAACGCCTTTGCCTGTTACAACGTCGAAAGTTGAGGACAGTTGATGAAGTCGGATGCTCTCAATCAGTTCAACTTGTCGGTCATATAGCTGTTCTGACAGGCGGTAGTCCTTGTCGAATGCCAGCATGATTTTTTGAAGATTTTTCTGCTGATTAACGTTCATTATCAGCCCTCCCATATCTCGTTATCGTTGGCCACATCGCGAGCTTCTTTGCTGACGAAAGCCCACTTAATGCCTTCCTGTAAGGTGCGGAACTTCCAGCTCATGAATCCGCATGCAGTAACGCAGTACCAACCGTTGATGATTTTCCACTGCATAACTTGTTACCTCGGTCTGTTACCGTTGAGGTAATAATTATGCGTATTTGGTTTGATGTCAATAGATATGAGTTAAAAAAATTACCCATAAGGTAATCTTGTTGGCAATAAAAAAGCCGCCATGAGGCGGCTTACTTACTGAAAACTATAGTTTTATTGTTTGCTTCTTTCGTTCTGGCTGATGACAAATTCAATGTAACTTTCGATCTTTGCCTTCTCTGTTTCGGGTAACAATGCGTAGCGCGAGCGGTCATAGTTGATAGTCGCAGGGTCGTGCGGGTGAATCAGTAATTCATAGCCGTGACGCCCGAATGCGGATGCAACATTCTCCAGGGTGGAAATGGAAACGCTGACTTCATTGTTTAACAGGCGGCTGATTGTCACCTGGGCGACGCCGGATGCGCGGTGTAGTTTTCCCTGCGTTGAAAGGTCGCGGCTTTCGCTCATCCAGCGTTCCAGGTTGTGAGCCGCCAGCTGACCAATGTCGCTTGGGCCGACAGGCTGAAACCCCTCCTGAGAAAGCGAGCGATCGATATCAAGCCAGTTACGGGGTTTATTGGCGGCAGCTTCAATTTTTCGCGCAACCTGGTCGCCGATAACCTTCTTGCCAAGAGCCCAGCGGTTTACCAGATTTGCCTGAGTTCCAAGTTTTTCTGCCATCCGCGTCTGAACACCATTGAATTCACGGTCGATCAAGTCGTTGAGATTTTGCCTGCGGACGTCCTGGATACTTTTCATTTTCTGGAAAATCGCCTCATATATGAATCAGTAGATGATTCAATTTAAAGCAATATTACCCAACAGGTAAATGCACCTCATAGGTAACTATCCTTGATTTTTGTTACCTTATGGGTGAATATTTATTATCTGAAATAAATATCAGGCAATAGCTATGAGCGATAACGGACATTTCGATTTCAAAAAGCACTGGCTTGCACTTACTCCGGATGAGCGTGAAGCCTTCGCACAGGAAGCCGGAACGACGAGTCACTATATCCAGACTCACTTAACAGGTAAGCGCAAAATGCCAGGTAAAGTATTGATGAATGGGCTTTTTAAAGCCTGTAAAACAAGACAATGGCTGCGCTCAAAAGCAGAACTGGCATACTTCTTCTACTCATGATATCCAGCTACAACCCTCTGTAGACCGCCACCCGGCGGTCTTTTCATATCTATTCGTACCTCAAAGGTAATAAAAAACCAAATCTGGTTGATCAAATTTTCCAATTGTGCAAAATATCCAATATCAATAACAAAAAGAGGCGGAAAAATTGAAGATAGTAACCAGAATGGAGGCCGCAAAAGCCGGGTTAAATCGCTATTTCACAGGAAAGCGGTGCCGTCACGGCCATCTCTCTGAAAGGTATGTTCTGAACGGAACATGTGTTGAATGTGCAATGAATAGCGCCAACCGCCATCGTAATGAATTTGCTTGTGCACTAAAGAGTGCAAGAGGGGAAACCTATGGCAAGCAGCTGGATTAAGGTTGAAGTTATCACTCCTGATAAACCTGAAATTTTTCAGATAGCAGAAATTCTGGGTATTGATCCAGATGCTGTTCTTGGAAAGCTGGTTCGTATATGGGCATGGGCTGACCAGCAAACAATAGACGGTAACGCTGGCAGCGTTACAAAAGGAGTACTTGATAGACTCGCTTTTATTACAGGATTTGCTGACGCCCTCATTAGCGTCGGATGGCTTGCTTATCATGACGGCAAACTAATTCTTCCAAACTTTGAGCGACACAATGGAGAATCATCGAAAAAACGTGCACTTACGAATAGAAGAGTGGCAGAGCATCGAAAACGAGTAACGCAAAAAGTAACGCCAACAGCGTTACAAAAGGAGTTACCAGAGGAAGAGGAAGATATATATAAAACCCCACACATAGCGCACGTGCGCGAGGGTGCTCCGACCAGTGAAGCGAACGGTATGCCGTTGCAGGTGGCTGAACCTGAATTTCTGGATGGCCTGAGTGAACCCATCGGGAAATTTCCGATGACCGATGGCTGGCATCCGTCGCCGGATTTTCGACGGCGTGCTGCGCTGTGGGGAACGGCCCTGCCGGAACCGGAATTTACACCTGCTGAACTTGCTGCATTCCGGGATTACTGGATGGCTGAGGGCAAAGTGTTCACGCAGGTTCAGTGGGAACAAAAATTCGCCAGGCACGTAAATCATATCAGGGGAAAATCAAAAAACGCCGGGAAAAGCGATGAGCTTGACTGGAATAACACTGACTGGATAGAAGGGGTGTGGGATGAAATCAACTCCAGAACTTCTCAATGAGTACGATCGCTTACGTGAGCATGGTGTTGCTGTGCATGAAGAGCGGCGTGACAGCAATGGCAAAAAGGAGCATGTCGCTAGAATTTTCAATGAACTATTTGTCCAGTTACAGGCTGCATTTCCCGCAAGCGTTTCGACCATAAGGGAGCAGAACAAACTTAATGAATTCCGTAAGCAATGGATGCTTGCGTTTCTGGAGAATGGGATCACTACAATGGAACAGGTTAACGCTGGTATGCGCCACGCCCGCGCCAGTGAGTCTCCGTTCTGGCCGTCGCCAGGGCAATTCATCAAGTGGTGTAAAGACAGCAAGATGGTTCTTGGCGTCACCATTGACGATGTGATGGCAGAGTTTCACCGGTACAGCAAGGAAAAAAGTTTATATCCTGGTGGTCCCGAAAGATTCCCGTGGCGGCACCCGGTTATGTACTGGGTCGTATGTGATACCCGCCGTGCAATGTATCAGCGCCAGCTTAGCGAGATTGAGGTTGAGAAACACGCGCGCAGGCTGCTCGATGATTGGGCGAAAAAGGTGGCTTCAGGACAGCAGATACCCGATCCGGTGATCAGCATACAGGCAAAGCCAGAACCCATGAGTACGCCTCCGGACACAGGGAGAGACGTTTACCATCCACCAGGGCGAAGTTTCGGGTGCATGCCTAACGCCGCCACCCTTGGGGGAATAACACCGGCGCAGTGGCTGATGGAGGAATACAGGCGGGGAAAGGCGGCAGGATTTATCAAGTAATACCAGCGCGATAGCGCATTTTTTTACGTCTCGATAATTACCTGTGAGGTAATAAAATATTCTAAACTCTATTGATTTCGTGTCTTATGTGGTTTTTAATTACCTCAGGGGTAAATTATGAGAAAACAGATACAGGCTCTTGGTCGACTCAAAACAGGCCAGATGAACAAAACAGAATCTGCGTATTGCCAGCACCTTGAGCTGCGTAAACGTGCAGGGGAAATCGCCTGGTATCGATTTGAGGGTATCAAGCTGCGATTAGCTGACAACACGTTCTATACGCCCGATTTTGCTGTGATGCTCGCCACCGGCGAGATGGAACTGCACGAAGTGAAAGGTTTCTGGACCGACGACGCCAGGGTGAAAACCAAAGTCGCCGCAGATCAGTATCCGTTCCGAATCATCGGGGTAACGGTTAAACCAAAGAAAGCAGGTGGTGGCTGGAACATCGAAGAGTTCTGAATCGACGATCTTTTTAGTTATCAATGTAATCAATAAGTTATGTGGATAAGCGAGGGTAAAGATGGAAAGTAATATCAAAGGGTTAGTTGCCGCCGGGCATGAGATGGCTTCGGAACTGAAAGCAGAATGTGGTGCCGTTGATATGCGCAGTGTGGCAAAGCTGATCAGCTATTTGGCAACGCAACTGGAAGTGCAACTGGTGCGTGCTAATGCGCTGGCTGCGGAGAATGCGCTGGCTCGTAAAGCAGTTCAGGCATTTTGCGATGTTGTTGGCGACAGCACCGAGGTTATCTGCGAGGAGATTGGGCGAGATGGCGTTCTGGTTATTTTGGAGGCAATGAAGGCAACAGGAAATATGCCAGCCACCGATGCTTTCCTGTCTGAAGTGCGGGCGCAGGGGGTAGAGATGATGCGCGAACATCCATCAATCAAACTTTGTTCTTTGACGCACATATGTGATGAGTTAGCCGCCCAGCTTCGCAAAGGAGGCAGCCAGTGAGCGAAATTAATTACCAGGCATTGCGTGAGGCGGCAGAGAAAGCAACGTGGGGAGACTGGGACTCATATAAACCACACCGTGGCGCACGTGGTTATGAGGTCCGACTAAGTAGTCAGGCCATTGCGCAACACGTTCTGAAAAACAACGCTGAATTTATTGCTGCCTTTAATCCAAAGGTTGCTTTGGCACTACTGGATGAACGGGAAAAAAACCAGCAATACATCAAACTCCGCGACCAGGAGAA